CCATAAGTGAGGTCAAGGGCATAATCTGGCATCAACTTCCGTCGCAGCAGAACATCGACGAAGTGCCACGCTAGGTTCGTTGTGAACGCGTAGCCGGTCTGATTCCCTTCATCATCGAACATGCGGCATCTGAGCGCGCGCCAAAGGCCTACCGGCGCAATATCGGTCCACATACTGGCGTCGTTGCCGTTGTTGCTGGATTGATTCAGAATCGGCTGCTTCCGCATCAGCGAGTAATAGGCGATGCGTGACTCAGGGAGGCACTGAACAGCCGGCGGATAAAGCGGCGAGAGAATATCAAGCCCCTGATCCGGCCCTACAGAAGTGGGTGAAAGTGTGCCGCCCAGCGGCGAATCACAGCCGCTGTGGAAGTTGAAGACAAAACCCTCTGGATTGCCATCGAGCGCCTGAAGCCAGTTGAAGCCGTAGCTACGAATCACCTTTTTCGCTGGCGTGTTGACGCCATTCCAGACGAGCAAATCATTGATCCAAAGCTCGACGCAGCCATCCCACTCGCCATGGCCGAGCTTCCAGAGTCCCAGGCGAGTGTATTCGTTCACTGAGTCGCCGGTGTTCTGCAGCTGATAATATTTTGAGCGCTTTCCGGTGGCCCAGATGAAGCCATAAGAAAGAGGAATAGGCTGTCCCGTTGTCTCGCTGGCGGAGCTAGTCAGGGTTGTAGAGGCGTTACTCATATCGTTCGCCTCCGATTGATAATGTTGAAGGCTGTATTCGCGCTCGTGTCGCCGAAGTTCTTCTCATAGCTGTTGGCCTCAACCATGATGCGATTCGGCTGCTGGCAGGTCTGATAGCTGTATTGGCATTCAGTTGATCCGGTTGCGCCGCACCGCGGACCACCCCATTGCAACTGGCAAGTCTCCGAGTAGATTTCGAGCGGCGTGTCTTCCTGCGCGGCATTGATAAGCTGATTTCCTTTCAAACTCACGGTATCCACACCGACCGGATCAACTGTGAGAGTGCCATGAACCTCAAGCCATGCGGCCTCGGCATCGGCCTGCCAGCAGCGATAAACAAAGAATGCGCCTTCCAAAGTGGAACGTCGCAGAATCTTCTCAAAATCCCGGCTCAGTGTATCGCCGCTGAGATTCTGGAGAAGGAAGGCCCCCGTATCTGTCACCTGAGATCGATGGAAAGTGAATTCAGGTATCTCAACCAGCCAGGGAACGTAATGCTTGGAGAAGTAAGAAGAAAACCCGGAAAGTCCTGAGCCTTCACTTATCGAATTTGTCACCCCGGGAATCGAATATCTGACGAGAATGCCTATGAATTTAACAAGGCAAGTGCCGCTTGACGACGAATAATTTTCGAAAATGGCTTCGTACTCGATATTTGAGAGCAGGCCGGTGAAACCGGGATAAATTTGCGTGATCCCAGATGGAGGAAAATTATTTGAGGCTGTTCCCCCATCGCCAATAAAAATCACATATTCACTCTCAATAATTGCATTTTCCGGAATCGGCGTCAGAGGTTGAAAATTCTTCCATTCAAGTTTGCCTTCACTCGCTAGTGGGGGTCCTTCGAAATACGTCATCATGCCTGCGGTGCTTGAGATATATCCGGAGATATTTCCGACCTTTTGAAGTGAAAATTCTGTTGGGTATGCCATCACCTGGAACTGGCCGGCTGGAAGAGCCGAGAGTGTCCCAAGCGAGGGGATATAAGAAGGAAGGGTTTCGCCTGTTATCACCACTGGAGCATTGATTGGCCGGTCAGACCAGTAATAACAATTTCCGTTGACATCCTGCACATCGAGCAGATTCACCGGTGCGATGCCAGTGCGAGCGCCGCCAATGGCCTTTAGAGATGAGGGATAAGCAATCACCGCATCACCTCTAGCGCATACCAGCTCACCGCCGCGCCCGTTGCGGAAGCGTTCTTAGCGCCATTGCAGATGACCTTCACACGATGGAAATCGAGCGGCATATCCTGCTGTGTAACGACGATCTGCGGGCCAATGTCCGTCGCGTTGTACAGATCAACCGTCTCCAGCAGCACGCCATCTATATAAATACCCGCTTGGCCAAATCCAGTACCTTTGAGCATGTAAAGACGAAAACCGTAACCGCGGTATTCGTAGCAGGCCCAATCACCGGAGGTTCCAGGATCGTCCATCGTGACGTATGGCGTGCCCACTGTAGTCAGGCTGACATGCGCCGTGCCTTGGGCGCCGGCGACAGCCGTGCGCGCCGTCTGAGTCCAGGCGCCATTGAAGGCCAACTTCTGATCCCCAAAGTCGTTGGTGACGAAAAAAGCGACTGCGTCGTGATCCCAGTCGCTCGGATATTCAACCATCGCCTGCTGAGGGATTTCATCAAAAGTGACGTTCTGCACGTCCCAAATGCCATTTCCCGTTTCAACAGGAATAACCTCCGAAGTGAAACGGCCGACATAGTGACGGCCGCCGCCATCCCAATCAATGATGGTGAAGAATCCGTCTTCATATTGTTCGTAGTATCTTTTGAGCCGCTGCACACAGGCCCAGGAGCGCATATTCCAACTGAAAGAAAAGGAATGGCCGGTGTTCTGTGTCTCGCGAGTCCAAGGCGTTCCGCCAACCGCCTTTTTGTTTAGCTTAGTGCTGGTGCGCTTGCGCGTGAAGCCATAATTTGGTGTCATTGAATCTTCGATGGCTTCATCCCATGTTGTTGTCGGGTTGAGAATATCGCTGGCCGGCATCAGTTTATCCCTCCTCCCGAATTCTCCGCATAGCTGTCATTCACAGCCGCGCGAAGGTTGTGCTTGTATTTGTCAAGGAATCCTGCGACTCCCTTGGCGTCGATGGCGTGAACGTGCAGGTACACATCGCCCATCGAAGGAGCTTGGATAGGCGTCGTACCGCGATTCCCCTCGGTCACGGCTTTTGTGATCTCGCTATTGTCCACGCTGGAAAAGATGCGTTCTCCCGCGTGATTCAAGTTGTAGCCCGTCTCGGAAACATAGGGCGTGCCCGTCGCGTAAGAGGCGGCGCTCGCCGAGTATTGACTGCGTCCGGCCTTTTCCTCGGCTGTGAGCTTGCCTTCTGCCTGCTTGATCTCCGGATCGATAGTGTCATTGCGATACGCGCGAGCAGAAGGCCCCATGGCGCTGGTGGTCTTCATGGCTTCCGCCTTGAGGCTCTCCAGGTCCGCGTAAGCCGAGAGATAGTTCATCGAGCCTTCGTTGTAGGCTTTTTGGTCATCAGCGATTCTTGGCTTGACGGTTTTGAAGTTGTATTTGCTGGCCTCTTCGCGTCCGCCATGGCCGACAAATCCGATCGCCGCGCCAGCTACTGCTCCAACGGCAGCTCCCATCGGTCCGGCTACTGCCATACCCAATTCAGCGCCGCTCAATGCACCTTGGGCAGCGCCGCCCACTCCGCCTTTGCCTTCGTAGGCAGAATAGAGGCCAATGCCGCCGGATATCGCTCCTCCTACGTTTCCACTGGTAAATCCGCTGCTGGTCATCGATCCATTTCCAGCGGTGCTTCCAGAGGATATGAAGTTTCCATTCTTATCGAACTGGCCGCTCATACCGGGGTTATTCGTCTCAGCGTAACCGGCATCCTGATCCGAAACAGAGCCTGATCCTTTTTTTGATTCGGAACTGTCACCGAAGAAACTCGCTGCCTTTTTAGCGTAAGTAATGCCTTGCCGCGCATCGCTGATGTCATGATTAAAGCGACTTACAGCGGTAGCGGATGGGCTAGATGCGCCAGCCCCAAATCCCGCGCCGCCGGTGCTGCTGTAACTCGACCCCGCGGAAGTAGAGCCTGTACCGAGGCCTCCGCTTGCGCCCGTGCCACCAGGAGCAAGAAGCGTGGTGCCAACGCCGCCAGGCGTGTATTCGCCGCCGCCAAAAGAGGTCCCAGGTGCGCCAGGCGCGATTCCCGCGCCGCCGGCGATGCTGAGGCTTCCAACATGGATCATCGCCGAGGCTATCGAAATTGATGCAGAAGCCATCGGCGCGCCACCATGGGCACCAGGCATTTCCGCCTTGGCATCTGCACCCGCACCTAGTGATTTCTTTTTGCCGAAGCCGAAGCCGCCGAGAACGTCGCCAAAGATGCCGTCAGGACCTTTGGCATCCGCGCCCGCGCCGCCTTTCTTGCCCTGAAAATGCTGCACAAGAGATGCCGCCGCATTTCCCGCGGCCTTATCGCCCAACTCCGCGAAGTATTTTCCCGGATGCTCCATTCCCTTGAAGAACGACGTGAACTCTCCGGCCATCTTTTTCCGGGCTTCTTTATTGGCCTCCACTATCTCCGCGTTGGCTTCGGCCTGCGCGGCGGCCGCGCGGCGATTGTATTGCTCATCAGCATCAGTCTGCCCAGCGAGTTCTTCCTTATAATGCTGTAGTTTTTCTTCAAGCTCGGCCTGAATTGCAGCCGTCTTTTGCTTTTCCGCACTCAGGTATCTGACACGCGTCTGCGCCTCAATCCGTTCGGTCTCTTCAAGAGAACGGGTGTGCTTGGCAGCGAGTTCATCCGCATCTTTTTTATCTTGTTCATAAACCTGCTTATCGGTTTGGAGTCCGATTTCGTGTTCGGCCGCCAGGCGCTCGCCAGGGTTAAGATTTGGGCTGAGATTCTTGATTCGGTTCTCGCCCTCTTGCTTAATACGCGCCGTTCCAGTGAGACCCATCAATTGAGTCTCTTGACGCATGTGATCGATTTCCGCCTCTTGCGTGCGCAGCCGGTTCATCTCCTCGTTGTGAAACTTTCGATTGACATCATTGATGGCCGCGGCTGTGGCGATGCCCTTATTTTCCAGCTCCTTTAGCGCGTAAAGCCTTTGCGCATTCAAAAGTTTCATACCGCTTAGTTCAGATTCGTCGGCCTGCTCGTGGATGCGCGCCAGCTCTTGAGCTTGCGACTTCGCATCGCTAGAGTGACCTCTTTCCTGGTTGGCCAGCTCAGCATCGGCCTTTTTTCGAGCAATAGCGATTTCACGCGATTCTTTATCAGCTCCTGCATTTCCGGGTGCGGAATTACCTAGAATTTTGTCTTGTTCGTTCCCGTAGAAGCGCTCCTCGTGCGCGCGGTCTATAGCTTCCGCGATTGCCGCGTCATGCTTTGCTTTTCCCGACAAGCCCACATTTCCTGCATATTTGAGGTCGATATCACTCAACCGTTGCTCGTGTGCTTGTTGAGCTTCGGCTACGTGCTGCAACTGATCCAGTTTTTTCTGCCAAGTAATTTGTTGAGTTGCGGCTTCACCTTTTTCATGCCCGGCCTGCCATTGAGCGCCAATAAAAGGCACGGTTGCGCGCCAGCTCCAGGACTGAGGCCCTTTTTGCTCGATATTCCGAATTTGCTGCTCGTAACGCTCTGCTGCTGCCGTGGCTTCATCGATTCGCGCACGCGTAGTCTCAATCGAGTGTGTATCGCCAAAATTCTGATCTCTTGTTTTTTCGACTTCAGCCTGATAGTCCTGCACCGATTTTGGCAGAGCGGTGAGAGCAGTCCATAGCTTTTCAGCCCCATGGATCGCAGCCTCAAAGAACATTCCTCCAATTTGAATGGCTGCAATGCCAATCATGGCTGAACCGATAGCACTCATCGCTCTCTGAGCTACTGCGCTTTGAGAAATTAGGGTTTGCATCGCGCGTGGAATACGGATGCCGAACTCTTCTGTCAGCAGCCGCGTTTTTTCTCGTGCGGAGAGAGCACCAGCGCCAACCTGGTCAAATCCCTGCTTCACTTTCTGACCAGTCGCGGTCCCAGCCCCGCCGATCTTTTTGATGTTTTCCTCGACAGCCGCGGTCGCCGCTGCAGAATTAGCGTCAACCACGTTGATCGAGATTTGAACCGCGCTGGTTTCTACAGACATGGGTTACCTTTTCTTGCGCTGGAACTTGATCCCGCAGCTTGAGCACTCAATGCCGAAGCGATTCTGCTGGCGCGTGCCGCACGAGCTGCACGCCGGGTGACGCCCTTGAAAGGCAGATCGAGCACGGTCCAATGCGAGTATTCCCTCAGCCTCGAAGGCAGCGAGATCTCGCGTGGAAAAAACGACGCCGGCACGCTTGAGTGCATCGAGGTGGAGCAGGTAATCGCCGAAGCGGTAATATCCCCAGGCAAGCGTGCGCGGTGGCACCTGGCTCTCCATCCGCGCGAGGGTCTCCGGATTGGCGCCAGAGGCCTCGCTGTGGATGCGGCTGCGCACAAAATCTTCCTCGAAGATCTCTTCGAGAGCCATGCGCACGCCGTCCATGTCATGCCAGACATCAATCGGCATCCTCTTCCACCTTCGGAGCCGCGGGCGCGAAGAGCATGTCCACGGCCGCAACTTTGTGATAGGTGTCCATGTACTCGACGATGGCATCGTGATCGAGCGCGGCATTGCCATCCACCGAGTAGCCCTCAACGCTCACGATCAGCTCGTCGTAGAGGTCTGCCAGGGTGGCCTGCGCGCCCAGCCACTGCGTTTTGCCGTTGCGCGAGCCGCCCACCACGCGGGAACGGCTATTGTCCCGCGACAAGCGGCGCTGCTGCTCGGCTGTGGGCGTTGTGAAGTTGTGGCGCAACCCGTGAAACTTGCGCATGACGCCCTTGTCATCTGCGCTCCAAACGGCATCTAGGAAGACAGACTCCTCGCCGAGTGCAATCTGTGCATCTTCAGTGATTTCACTCGTCGAGACTGAGATGATGGCGTTGGCCACGCCGAGGCGGTGTGACAGCGGTAACAGGCCTTTCCAGCCGTCAACCTGGTCGATGCTGGTTTTCCCATCGGGCAGCGCATAGCCGGTGGCCGTGACAAGGCAATCCTCAACCAGGGTGAGCCTGGCAGCACTGGAATCGAAGCTGTCCACGCGCTTGCCACCCTGATTTTCGCTGGTGGAGACGATGCCCTCAAAGTAGCGCAGCCACTGCTTTTTCAAGATGCGCGCGATGGTGAGAGTGTATTGCTTGCCGCGATCTTCGATTGTGATGATGCGCGGCTGTTTGAGTTCGATCGATGCAGACATGGGTTCCTTCTTTCGTTTGTGATTTTGAGTTTTATTTCAGCCCAGGGTTGAAGGAACCCTTTCGTTCTTGAAGATCCGCGCAGCACATGCGGAGCTTCGAACCGCGCCGGAGTCGTGGCGCGGGCACTGCGGAAAGCTGGTTGCCGAGGTGGGACTCGAACCCACGTCATTCAGGTTATGAGCCTGCCGCTGGGACCACTCCAGCTCACTCGGCGTCGGTTAAAAAGAGGGCGCGCTCCCCGTAAATCAACGCGCCCCAGGAGCAACTCGTTTAAACGCCAGGAGCCGCCAGATATGACGCGACGGAATTCGTCACGCCAATCGAGATCGGAGGCACGCCGGCCGCCTGGTAATTCGTAGTTTCGTCATTTTCCACCTGCCAGACAACCATATCGCCGTCAAAACCGAGTTTAGTGGTCTTCAGGTGCATCTGCGGAACCGAAATTGTCAATTTTGCGTCCGCCCCAGAGTTGACGGCCAGCTCGTAATCGCACGCGGTATCGTTGTCAAAACGCGTGTAGACATCGTCGGTGTCCTTGGCGGCGAAAGTGGTAGTGAGAGAAAATTTGGGATTACCTTTGCGAACGAAAATCCCGTAGAGGCCGCCCCCCGGAGCACGGTGAACGACAAGCTGGTTTTCCAGCTTCAAAATCGTGCTCATATGCCGTCCGATGAAAGAAGCCGGAGTGCCAACCGGTCCAAAGGTCAACGCTGCATCTGAGCCCAGCAAATAGCTCTCAGTGGGCGCAACCGGCAGCGCGCTGGCCATCGATCCAAGAATCTGCATACCAGTGCCAGTCATGCCGATCTCGATCATGATGGCGCCAATCTCACTGATGGTGAGCGTGAGATCGCCGATGCACATATCCGGGCACTTAAAATGCACGTCCTCGGTGTCCTCCATATAAATCGTCGTCGGCACGGCCGTGCGCGTGCTCTCGTCGAAGGTGAAGGTGTGCGCATAGGGCGATGCGACGCCAACAACCGTCTCGGTGCCCATCAGAAACGCCAAGGCATATCCGGCCAGCCAGGGCGAAAGCTCAGCCTTGAATGCGCTCAGGTTGTGTCATAGCTTGTGATTTGGCCGTTGGTGGCGAAGGCGGTGCCTTTGCCGGCATAAGCAATATCCGTGCGCCGCGTGATCTTACGCTCAAGAATTGCTGCACCGTCGAATCGTTGGCGATGCGTGAGAGCTGCATCTGCTAGTGCGGTGTTCCAGGCAGGCTGAGAATTTGCGCTGAGCATCAGGTTTCGGGCTGTTTTCCACTGCGAAAGAAAATTGAAAGGACCGGACATTATTTCACCTCGACTTGAGTTTCAGCGGCCTTCTCGACCGTGGGCTGTGGCGCATCTGTATGGCTTGCGGCGGGAGAGATCACACGTCCTGCCGCTGAAGTCGGCTTCGACGAAGCCGTAGGTGCAGGGATAGGAGTCAAGGCCAGAATAGGAGAGCCCTGATAGTTTTTGAGAGAGAGCACGCGCCGCCACTCGCTGCTGAGTACTCGTACCGAATTGCCAGGCGTGAAAGCATAGTTAAAGTGGCCGTTGGAAATGCGTACCGTGCCGCTGCCAGCAAAGGCAATGCCGGCGGCGGACAATTGCACTTGAACAAAATCAGGCATAGTGGAAGCTGTCATTTTCCAAACCTCGCATTGGGGCCGTCGAATTGAGCAATACCCTCGATAGAAATCGTGATCGCAAAGAGCTGATCGACCGGGCCGCCATCGTCAGGTATGACCAGCGATACCCGTTTGATCTCAATCGGCATGGAGCTGGTGCCGTCGGCGAGAGCCAGCCTTGCGCCCGCAAGCTGATTCAGCGCAACCGCGACCAGGCCCAAAGATTTTAGCCGCTCATCGGCTTTGGAGCGGAGGCTGGATTCGAAGCAGAGCACGTCGAAGAGCATCCCATTCTGATAGGTCAGCCGCTGATTGTCGCGCAGGTTGGCGAAGTTCGCGTCTCCGAATTGCACGCGCATAGCCGGCGGCTTGAGCGCGAGCTGGCCCTGAGCGTTGAAATCCTTGCTGTTGACCGAATTGATATCAACCAGGACCGGAGCATCGACAGTGCCATAGGCTGTGGGCATTACGCTCTTGAGCAGCGCGATCAATGCCGCCTCGACATAATCGATTCGGAACTGCGAAGGAGAGCCGCTCATGCGCCCTCCAATCCCGCTTGCGCCTTGGCGCGGCGGATGAAGCCATTGACCAGCCCTTGAATCCGGCGAGGATCTTCGGGCCGAAAAACCAGATATGGCCGTGCTGGAATGTTCTGATGCCGCGTGTGAGCCGAAACAACGCCGTGGATCTGATTGCGAGGGCCTCGGATATTGCGAACCCTATTGCCCAAACGCCCTTTACCAAGAGACGAAGAGAGCCGCGCAAAGCCATGCTGGCGCACGTTGGCGGTTGCGGATTGCATTTCTTTAGTGCGTGGGCCGATGCCAACCGCGCCGCGATCGCGAGAACCAAATTGGTGCACGGCCGCATATTTTACATTCGTGCCGAGCGTCACGCTGTCTGGACTCGTTTGAGAGATTCCGATTGAATTCAGCAGCCTTCCAGTATCAATGAGCAGCTTGTGCCCGGAGCCATATTTTTTCGGGTTGCTCTTGATCGTCGATGGAGCGAGCGGCATCCAGGAGTTGGCGGGAGATCCCTGCTCGCGAAAGGTGCGGCGAATCGAGACCAGCATTGCAGTGCCGATCTCCTGCATAAGATCGCCCTTTTGGGCGAGCGCCAGGCGAAACTTTCCCAGTGCGACTCTAACATTGCTGTCGTCAATCTGGATAACCTGGGCGCTCATACGAAACCCTCAATGTTCTTATCACCGAAATGGAGATGGCGGTCTTTTTCTGAGATTGTCGGTCCGCCAAGCGACGCCTGCGGCTGGAGAGCTGTTGATGGTTGATCGAGGGACGCCTTGGCCGCAGCGATGTCTTTGAGAAAGCTGATTGCCTGGTCAAAGCGCTGCTGCACTGTTTCGCCGACTGTGGTTTCGCGCCGCCGGCTGAAGAGCAGGTAAACCGCGATGTCCAGAGTCAGAGCTTTTACGTCGTCCGACTGCTGCAGCGGTGTAAGGTAGCGCATACGGCAGTAGCTTTCCACGCGGCCAGAAGCTTCTTCGAGTGCCGCCGCGACAATAGAGGCATTGATTTCGCCAGTATTGTCATCGTCGGTCAGCTCGGTCAGATCCTTCACCGTCATGCGAAGGGGGACCAGGTCGAATTGGGTTGCGTAGGCCATAAATTCTGAACTACTTTTTTACGGCTGTGATAAGCCCGCGCTCAATCAGATCCGCTGCGGACTTTTGAGAAAACGTCGCCTCACCGTCACGCATGTAAATGCAATGGTTGAAGATGAAACCGGACAGAATCTTGTAAGTAGCCGGCTTTGGGACTGATGTGACTTTCAGATCTGCCATCGTGATTCTCCAGGAGATTTTGCTCTGCTAATGGCGCATCCCTTCTGGAATGCGCCATTAGCTCGTCAAAGCGCCTACCGGCGCGGGTTTAGCCTTCACTATCGCCGGGGATCGTGCCCATAACGGGCGCGGTCTTCAGCGCATTCAGTAGGGGAATGCCAGTCTCGGTGGCCGTGACGCGAAGATCGTAATACCAATCCACGCTCTGCCAGTACTTCTTCTTGGAAAGCTGCGGGTCGAGCCATTCGAGGACGCCATAGCCGTCAACGGTGGAGGGAGGAGCGGCGATTGTGGCGCCGTTACCGTCAGTGCCTCCGGTCCAGACAAAGGTCTTGGCGCACGACACATCGTCTTGGGTAGGCGCGGCCTGCGCATAACCGAGAAAAGCGTGGCTGCCCCAAACCCAGGAAGGCACATTCGATTTGCTGAGCAGAATGGCGCTGCCCTGAATGCACTTCACACGGAAGACCTGCGAGAGCTGATCCAGGGAGATCGAGCCAGGCATCGTATATTTGAAGCGGTTGACGATGTCAGGGTGGTTCTGAAGGGCGACAACAACCGGATCACTGAGGGCCAATACCATGTCGCTATCCTGGACGCCAGCCTGGCGCAGGACCGACTTGGCCGCCTCAACCTGCTTGATGGGGTGACTGCCGTCCGTGCCAGCATCAGGTACGGCCGGATAAACATCCCACTGGTTGTTGCTGCCCGAGCTGAGATCAATGTAGTTGGGATAGTTTGCAGAACTCAGCAGCAAGTTGGCAATCGCGACTTCGCGGTCGAGATTGATTTGCTTGACGAGCTGCTGGGTGAGCTGCTTGCGCGTGGAGAAGCCCAGGCCGAGACCGTAGCTCTCGCTCTCGAAGGGCACATCGCCCTGGAGCGCGTGTGATCTCGCCATGTATGGCGAGACGGAATAGCTGCGCCGCACCGTCTGCGGCTCGTCGCCTGGAGCGCGTAGCGTGGAACCCGGCAGCTTCATGTCGTCGCGATTCCACACGACGTATTGGAAAGACTGCCGCGCTACAGGTACGCGAGGGGCAAAGATTTCGCCGATTAAGGCATTGTTCCGGAACTCCTTGGCGAAGTTGGACAACGCCACATTCAGAGATCCACCCGGCATGGTTCCTACAAAGCCGCCCATTTACATCCTCCTGCCGCTCGCGCGGACAAATTCCTCGTTGCGTTTCCGGTTGGCATCCAGTGGTGAGTTGGATGCCAACCGGAAAAGTTAAACTTCGCTCAGTGTTGCGCCCATCAGGTTGCGCACGATCCAGATGCCACCCATCGCTTCAAGCGTCACGCAATCGCCGACAGCTGCAAAGGTCACAGTGTCTTTGTTTCCGTTGATCTTGTTGGCGGCCGTGGTGACGGTATGCGCGTGCGCTGTCTCGGCTGCGATAAACAGCTGAGTGCCATCCTGAAGGTTGGTCGGCGTGGCCAGCAACATTGCCAAAGCGGCGCCACTGCCCAGTCCGTATGCGCCAGTGACCACCGGAATCGCGCCGGAAGCCGTAGCGTGGGTAACAGCATCGCTGGGCGACACGCCGCTTGCAACGCCTGAAGGCGGTGTCAATGTGGCAGTGATGAAATCGCCGGCATTGGGGTTGCCACTGAGTGCCATGCCCAGTACAATCTGCCCGGCAGTTGCGGGAACAGCCTGGCCCGTGGCGTTGTTGGTCAATGACTGGCCAGCCGTGACGGTTGCGCCAATTTGCAAGGCAACCTGGCCGCGCTCAATAATGGTGATAGGCGCAACCAATGAGATCGCATCCTCATCGATGACGCCGATGCAAGCCTGAGCTGCGCCGGCGGGCAGGGACGCGTGATTTTCGTCCGCGCCGTATTGCACAAACAGGCCGCGCGTATATCCAGTAACAGCAGTTGGGAGCAGGCTCTCGGTTTCCCGAGCGCCTTTCGGCCCCTTGGTTTCAGTGTTGATGTTCGCCATGATATGCCCTCCTTGGGGCTGAAAGTTTTAGAGGTTGCTGCGCTCAGGCTTGGACTTGCCTCACCAGAGCGCGCCTCGTGTATACCTAGACCGCGCCAGCGGCCGAACCGCCGGCAACCGTCAATTCGGGTTGCTCTTCCGCGATCTCGGAGAGAGCCTCGCTGAAGCTGATCTTCTTTTCCTTCTGGCGCGCCCTGGCCGCATCGGTCAGCGGGTCGCCGCTAGAGTTCTTTCGGTTCCCGGCTGAGGCGCCATCCACCACACGGCCACCGGGAATGATCTTCGGCAGCCCTTCAAGGAAGAGCACCAGCGTCTCCAGCGGGGTGACCGTCTTCTTCTCCGCGCCTTCGCCGAACTCGACGGTTGCGGTGGACTTGGCCAGCTCCTCGAAGACCAGGCCGAGACCCATCTTCTCGAAGGCGGGAATCCACTTGGCCGCCGTCTTCAGCTTGGCAATGGCGTTTATGGCGCGCTGCTTTATCTCGCCGCCGGCAATGGCTGT